TTTTCTTTCGGGCGGCAAAGTAGATGTATACACCGCCGCCGCCCATCGCGATAGAGATCGACAATGAGCCCGCGGTCTCTACTCCTGGGTCCCGGATAGCCTTTGCCACTGAGGCCGGGGCATGGCTCGGCAGTGCGGCCATCCTGGCTGCCTATATTGCAGATCTCGGGAGAGATCCCGAATTCCTGCTTAATTTGGGCGGCTCGATGCTGATTCTGGCTGTATGTCTTAAGAAAAAGGTCTATCAGCCGGCCTTACTGAATGCCGCATGGGCCATCGGCTCCATCTACAAGCGAGCCACACCTGAGAGTTGAGAGGCGACCGCACGACCTATCCCGCCTGCGCACTCGGCGGAGTAAGCCGTAGCGCCCCTCACGGCAGTCAGGCGACCAACACGCTGCACTAAGGACGTAGCAGAGCAGGTATCGCCCACAGGATGAGAGCTGTGGCTGAGTAGCTCGGCGTCGGCAAACCGGGGGACGAGCGCCTGTAGTGCGCGACAGGAGGCCAGGAGGATCCCCTCCGGCCGCTCGTGGACCTCCATGGTTAAGCGGTCTCCGGTAGCAGTAAGCACACCGTCGCCGACGCTTATGGAGGGACACCCTTCGGGCACACGTGATGGCAGCCTATAGGTCCAGCGATGCACCCTGAGCGGTTCACCACAGGGTTCGCCACCCACCTTCACCAGACAGTTTGCCCTTATGATTTCACCTCGCGTGCGCACGATAAACCCGTCTTCGACGCTGCTTTCTATGCGGCAAACGGACTGGTCGGCAATGACTCCCCCGTACTCTTGGAAACCCTTCTCATATGCGGCTGTGAGGGTAGATGCATCGAGTAAACCGTCGCGTGTATCGAGACCGAGAATTTGGTCTTTAGGTATAGCGAAGTGCTCCATAAGCGCGGGTGCCGTCTTGTTCAGAAGATCGACAATATTCTGCTGCTTCATCTTCCGCATATCCGTCGGCGCCGAGCGCCCTAGACGCAGGGAACCTTTTCGGTCAAAATCTATCTGGTAGCGTCTGCTAAGGGCGCGCATATCGCACATTGTCTCCTTCACCATACTATTCTCTATCCCATCGCGGCCCCTGTGGCTAATAGGACGCGGCCCTGTTGGCAGGCTCGTTTCGCATTTGACGAGGCACACACGCGGTGCAGTTCGTGCCAAATGATATGCTACACTGGCGGCGGCAGGATGACTCCCGATTATTGCATACTTGTACATGGCTTGCTTCCCCTCCTCTATATCATCACACTTCTTTCAATTTTAGGGTTCGCAAAGAGGATAAGGATAATCTCTCCATGTACCGTAAGCCATGTCCGACCAAGGATCAGTCCGTGTCGAACGTCGTGGGCAAGATGAGTACAAGATAACGTCGCGGCGCAGCCCGTCTCTACTAGTTTCGTTCAGATTCGGCCGCCTCGGGGTGGACCACACCAAGGTGAAGCACGGCATTATTGTGGAAGGTGCTGATTTAAAGCCACTATCCCAGCTCATTGCCGAGAGGAAGGGTCAACTACCCTATGAAATGGCGCTTGGCCTCCTTCGGGACATTGGGGAACAGCTCCAGCTCCTTGAACAGCATAAGCTGGGATTCCCCTTTCTCTCCATTGGAGACATCATATCAGTCAAGGGTGGGCGCTTCCTCATAGCTAACGACGAGAATATGCTTCCTTTGCATGGTGACAAGCTAGAGATCTTGCGACCGCACAGGAGGGGCCACTTCTTTCCCCCCGAATTTGGCGCTATGCACGGGATCCCTGCCAAGGTTAGTAGCAAGGGCGTCTACTACAGCCTGGCTCTTATCGTCGCAGCATGCTTGTCAGGCCGCGAGGTGTGGAAAAAGCCAGAACTTACGAAGTCACTGGACGCGATATACTCGACCCAGCTGTACTGGGCGTTGAAACGCTGTCTCGAGGAGGACCCCGCTGACCGTTTCTTCCTCATTATCTAAGCAAGCGACGAAAATTGACTACAGCCTGTAGATGTGGGATGTAGTCAAATAATGCCGAAACAATGGACCCTTGATCTTTATGTCGAAGACCCCGTTCTATGCGGGCAATATGAGGCGGCGATCGAAAAGTGGAAACGTCGTGCGCTAAAAGCCGGCCCCTATGCAGATGCTGGTTTCGATCTCATCGTGCCACGCTCAGTCTCAGCTGCAGAACGCACGATACAGCCTGCAGGGATGGTAAAGGGGAAGGCGCAACTTGTCGACCTCGGTGTGGTCTGCACAATGCATTGCACTGCTCATTCACTTCACTGCTCGTGGTCGTTTTGCCAAGTCTGCTCCTGTCAGGCTATACCTTGTCCTCGGGCGTTTGCTCTCTATCCGCGTTCTTCTATCTCTAAAACTCCGCTGCGGCTGGCGAACTCTGTAGGAGTCATCGATGCCGGGTACCGGGGACATATCATGGCGGCGCTGGACAACAGGGCGGACGAACCCTACTGTATCCCTGCCGGTTCGCGACTTGTACAGGTCTGTATCCCCTGGTTCCGCTCGTTTGAGGTCGCGCTTCACCCTGGTACGCCGCCGCAGGTCACTGAGCGTGGGGCCGGAGGTTTCGGCTCGACGGGGTCATAACGCTCCGATGACTTCGGTGCTATCCGCCACGAGGCCCAGGTAGGCGGCACGGCTGGTCTCAACGCTCCTTCGGCACCTGCTACAAAGGTGCACGTGGTACTCGACGAGACGCCCCGAGACTTGATCTGCCCTGAAGAACAGCAGGCCCCCAGTTATCGTATCACAGGTGAAACACATCTGGAGCCACCCCTCATCAGGCAGATGCGACTCATTAAAGAGGTATATCCGCTTAGTCTTTCCCATTGTATTCTCAGAAGAGTTTAGTTCCTAGTATACTGCGTGCTGCAGAATCCGATTTCGGGCACGGCAACGGTAGCGTCTTCTGAGCCGCGTGTAATAGACACCCTGGTTCCCTTTTCTGGGTTCCTTTTTTTCAGCGCATCCTTCGGAGATGATAAGCCTGAGGTGCCCTAGCTGGCTCATAGTTCGCATGGATGCTTGAGAATAGTAGCAAATCTTTAATACTATGCTCAGCAGTTTAATCAAGCTCGATCGTCTCAACAAAGCGGCCGCGGGGGGCGCGCCGGCTCCGCCGACGCCGGCGGCGGCGTCTAAACCTACGCGTGCCCCTCGCTGCCTTCCGCTTCTTCGTCTTGGTAGCGGCCGCGGCGGCGCGCCTGGCTCGAAGGGTGCGCAAAAGAAGACCCGTCGCTGCGATGGCGCTTCCCACCGCCGCCACAGCCTTGAGGGCCTTTGGTACACCTGCTGTCTTGGGCCTTTTAGTTGTCTTCTTCCTGGTCGCCATTATACTGTACGCGGACAAAAAATTATGCATCGGCCGGGAATTGAACCCGGGTCTTCAGAATGGAAATCTGAAATGCTGCCATTACACCACCGATGCGACAGAGTTATTAGGTTGCTACTCCTATATCTTTTAATCTGCGTATTAAGTACAGCAATGCGACGCAATGGATGTGCAACGCGAGGCCGAACGAAAAGGGCAGGACGAGGGACGACGCGCCGGAGGCGCGCGCGCCGTAAGAGGCGCGCGACACGGAGGAGGCGGCGCTCTCGGAGGAGGCGGCGGGGCGGCGGCTGGTGGTGGCCCTTCGGCGGCACGAAATCGTCGAGCAAAGGGACGGGCAATCTTTACGGCAAATCCTGCAATCCGCACCTCCCGCGTCCCCTGCAGGGTTGTCGCGGCCTAACCTGCAAACCATCGGGGTGGGGGATCGGCCCCTTTTCCTTCGGAGGCCGCTGCGCATAAGAAATAGATTTTATTGAAGGCGACTGCTTGGAAGACGCGTTATTCGGCGGCGGCTGCAGCCGACGAAGGGCTGATAGCGCTTGCCGGCGACCGCGCCATCGCAATTGCCTCAGGGCTCGCATTGATGGTCGCCAGATAGAAGGTCCTGTTGGGCCCGCCTGTCGGCGGCGTGTGGCTCCATTCCGCCGCCAGCGCAAGATCTCGCCCGAAGCGGTCGAGCCAGTCGGGCTGCGTGGGCGCGGCTGCTTGAGAGATAAGAGCTTCTCGCTCCTGCACCAGGCGACCGTGCAGCGCAGTGGCGTGCTCGATCTCGACCTCGACCTGGGCCATCAATCCGCGTCTGGGAGTGCGCATCAGCGGCTCCCGCATCATTGCGTCCACCATTCCTGCGTCCCCACCGCCACCGCCATCGTCCCCCTCTGGCTGAGTGAAAGTGGCGCGGCAGACAGGGCACTTGTCGATGGGACGGTGCACCTTCGCCGCGCGGCCGTAGCATTTCCAGCATACATAGTGGCAGCATCCTTCCGAAGGGTTCAGCTCATCCGGACCGCATTCCTCCTTGCATATTGGGCATGTGATCACCTGCTTCTTATGGCAGGCTGGGCACTCGTCTCCAACCTTGCGGTGACAATCGTCGCACATACCCGCGCAGTCGGAATGCAGGCACTTTTTGCGCTGGGTAGCCACGATTTTGCCACAACCTTTGCATTCCTTCCTCCTCACGATGTCCATGACTCGGGCGGCATCTTTGTGTTCTTTCCCAAACGTAGCCTTTTCCTGGGTGCTCATTTTGTCGTAAAGGTCGCGCAACATATGCAGTGCAGAGAGGGGAAGCGCGGGTTGGGCCGCCTTCGCCGGCCGCGCGGCCGCGTCTGCATGGGCGACCCTCCCCGCCACGCGCATAATACTGACTGCTATGTCGTCTCGGTAGCGCATCCAGTTGTTAGCACTCAGCTCTTCCACGGGTTCCCACACATGGGCACCCCATTTCATGATGCACACACCTAGGGCCGGACGGGGCACACGGCGAGCATTATCCATACAAATGCGCACTTTTCCTTCATCTTCTGAGGCGCCTGGGCCGAAGAGTATTGGTTGAGGGTTATTGTTTGTTGTCATTTCTCTCTGTTATTTGGTCTTAGTGACACTCTCTGACTGGCTTCAATTTTCCTTCTGAGAAAATTGAAGTGGCCGAAGCGCTCTGGTGCTAGGGCTAGACCACACGAAATCAATAAAAATGACGAAAACGAATCAAATCCCCCTTTCCTGCCTCCACCGCGTCAAGCGGACGGGCAACGCCGCGCGCCCGGCGCACGTAGCCACCGACATCCTGGTCTGCGAGTTCGTCGTTGACCGGTCGGGCTCTATGCAGTCCCTTGTTCCGACG